TTTCCCACGGCCAACACCACTTGGGTGTACGACGCCGCCACTCAAGCCTGGCATGAGCGGGCTGGCTTTGTTGACGGCGCGTTTATTCGGCACCGTAGTAACTGCCAAATGGCGTTCAACAACAAGATTGTTGTTGGCGACTTTGAAAACGGCAACATCTACGCCTTTGACCTTGACGTGTACGCCGACAACGGCCAGATTCAGAAATGGCTGCGCACCTGGCGGGCGCTGCCCACGGGTCAGAACAACTTGAAGCGCACGGCCCACCACAGCTTGCAATTGGATTGCGAAACAGGCGTTGGATTAAACCTATACCCCGCATACGCCAGCGAAAACATAGACACTGAGTCGGGGTTAAACCTTGTGGCTCAATATGTGCAAACATATTTGGCCACTCAATCAGGCGACACATTGACCACTGAAGCAGGGGATGGTTTTGAACCGCTTGGGCAATACGAATTATCAGACACTGATATTACAGGCTATGAAATTGTCACCAACTCATACCCTGCCGCACCAGGCTACGACCCCGAAGCCATGTTGCGTTGGTCAGATGACGGCGGGCACACTTGGTCAAATGAGCATTGGTCACCACTTGGCAGGATCGGCGCGTATGGCCACCGGACGTTTTGGCGGCGGCTGGGCATGACGCTCAAGCTGCGAGACCGCGTCTATGAGCTGTCCATGACTGACCCGGTCAAAGTGGCCATCATGGGCGCCGAGTTAATCATTAGCCCGACCAATGCCTAGCCCCAACGCAAACCCGACGCCCATCACACCTCCCAGGGTGCCGTTGATCGACCCGCGTACCGGGTTGATTGACCGGGCGTGGTATTTGTTTTTTCTGTCGCTCAATGACGTTGCTACGGCGGTCATTGACGATTCTGGGCTTACGTTTAGCGCCGAGTCGGTAATTGCGTCGTATGATGCCGCGCTTCGCACAGTCAATCAGGAATTGCAAACGCTGCCGCCAGATTTGGTGTCCCAGATAGCTGAGATGCAAAAGCAGATTGAAGGGTTGCAATCGCAACCCATTCTTGACATTGGCGCAGTCAACGCATCTATTGCGGCGCTGTCAACCGTGCCGGTGACTGTAACGGCAGACTTTACAGTGGGCACCAGCAATTGGTACATCAACAATAAGACCGGTTCAACCTGTACAGTAACGCTGCCAACTGCGTCCACATTTCCTGGCGGGTATTTGACCTTTCAAAACTATCAAGCCCAGACGCTGGTGTCAGCATCCAGCAACGTCGTCCCGCAAGCGGGCGGGGCGGCGGGCACCGCAATCCTCTTGGCAGTTGCAGGCAATTGGGCGACAATGGTGTCTGACGGCACCAATTGGGTCATCATGCAAGCTGCCGCTAATAATTGCCTCTTATTGGAGTAAACCATGACAGTCACCGTCAAAGTCCTTGTACCCGCCAAAAACGTTGAGGCAACCCAGACCACCCAGTACACGGCTACTGGCGTCACGGCCATCATTGACAAATTCACCGCGACCAACTACAGCGGCAGCGCTGCAACCATCAGCGTCAACTTGGTTACGGTGTCTGGGTCTGCCGGCAACTCCAACTTGATCACCAAAACCAAGACGCTCCAAGCGTCTGAGGTCTATACTTTCCCCGAGTTGGTGGGCCAAGTGCTGGGCATAGGTGACTTTATCAGCACCATTGCAGGCACTGCCACAGCTATCAACATGCGCGTCAGTGGCCGTGAGGTGACTTAATGCGTATAACGTACGGCAAAGGGTTTGAGATTGAGCAACCCATTTCAATGCTGGACAGGGTGAAATCCTTGCAGGCTGAAGTGTCAAAGTTGCCGCAATACGAACCCGAGACAAAACACTACTTTCATGGCGGTATGTATTGCCGTGAAGTGTTTCGTCATGCCAACGTATTGGTTGTTGGCGCGGTTCACAAAAAAGAGCATTTTTATTTGATTGTGTCGGGAACAGTGGCGATCACTACTGATGACGGCGTTCAAGAAGTCACTGGGCCGCATTTGTTTTCAAGCAAACCGGGCACCAAGCGCGCCGTCTATGCGGTGACTGATGCGCTGTGCATGACTTTCCACGCTATTGAAGCAAAATCCGTTGAAGAAGCTGAAGTCGAACTGGTTGAGGCTGAGCTTGACAACATGTATAGTCCCGGTAATTTAGTTAAAAATCAAACACAAGAGGTGTTGCCATGACATTTTGGGTCGCTGGTGCCGTTGTCGGCAGTGCATTAATTGGAGCTAGTACATCCCGTAGCGCGGCAAGTCAACAATCAGACGCTGCATCACGCGCCGCTGACTTGCAACGCCAACAGTTTAGCGAACAGGCTTTGCTACAAGAGCCATTTCGCCAAGTTGGCATTCGTGCGTTGCCGCAACTTGAAGCGCAGCGCAACATGATGCCCGCCGCGTTTACAGGCCAAGTCAACGTAGGCCAAGACCCAGGCTATGCGTTTCGATTGTCGGAAGGCCAAAAAGCGCTGGATCGAAGCGCCGCCGCTAGGGGTGGTTTGATCTCAGGCGGGGCCATGAAGGCCGCGCAACGTTTCGGCCAAGAAATGGGCAGTCAAGAGTACCAAAACGCCTACAACCGGGCGCTAACAGGCTATAACGCCGACGTGGCGCGTGAGGCTACGGGCTACAACCGTTTGGCGGCTTTGGCTGGTTATGGCCAAACGGCTACAGGTCAAATTGGCGCTGCCGGGCAGAACATGGCGTCCAATGTGGGCAACCTGATGACGTCTGGCGCTGCTGCTGGCGCTGCGGGTACAGTTGGTCAAGCCAATGCTTTGACCGGCGGCTTGAGCACCTACCTAAATTACAACCAAGGCCAGAATTTGGTCAACGCACTTAACGCCCGTGGTACTGGCGGCGGTAATTTTATGAACCAATACAACGCAATCGGTAGCGGGCCTGCTTCGGCTGGCTATGGGTATTACGACATACCTATGCAGCCCGGTGGAGGATATTAATCATGGCACTCAACCCTTCCATTGCATTAGGCGTCCGAGGCGTTGAAGTGGCCAACCCGTTGGCCCAGTACGCTCAAATTTCGCAACTTCAAAGCGCGCAAAATCAGAATGCTTTGGCGCAGTATCAGCTTGCTACTGCACAGCGCGAACAAGAGTCAACCAATGCGCTTAACGAAGCGTACCGGTCTGCGTATAACCCGCAAACCGGCGAAATCGACGTTAACACTTTGCGCAAAACTTTGTCTACGGGCGGTTTTGGGTCTAAACTGCCAGGCCTTGAAAAAATGCTTGGAGAATTGCAAACGCAAAAACTTCAAGCACAAAAATTGCAAGGTGAAGTAACCGCGCAACCAATTGCGTTACAAATTCAGCAAGCTAATTTGGCTGACGCTAAGTTAAAGCAGTCGCGTGCATTTTTGGACACAATTAATCCCGCAGACCCTAACGCGCCTGCAATGTATTTGAAATGGCATCAAGCAAACCATTCAGACCCCGTTATTGGCCCTATGTTGGCCGCGCGAGGTGTAACAGCAGATCAATCACGCGCTCAAATTGATGCGGCAATTGCTCAAGGCCCGCAAGCCTTTGCTCAACTGCTTAATCAGTCCAAATTGGGCACTGAAAAGTTTATGGAGTTGAACAAACCAACCACTCAAGTTGTTGACCAAAGTGGCCAACGCCAAGTGCTTCAGATTCCTGGACTTGGAGGCGCGCCTACTACTGTTGGCACATACGCAGATGTTCCGTTGCCCGCAAATGTTCAAGCGCAAAAAATACAAATTGCACAACAAAGCCGGCCACCTTTGCAACCCGTTGCGCCAACAATTACAACAATTGAAGACCCAAATAAACCGGGTAGTTTCTTGCAAGTTGACGCCCGCACGTATCAAGGCGGCGGCGCAGGGTCGCCCGGCGTAATTGGCGGGGCAAGACCATCTGCCACTACCGAAAAAACGGCAGCGCAACGAGTGCAAATGGGTAAAGACCTTGGTTTTGCAATTACGCAACTAAGCGACATCACAAAAGACGGCGGGTTGATTGACCAATCTACTGGTAGCGGTGCAGGTAAGTTAGTTGATATTGGTGCAGGGTTTATTGGTAAAGCAACACCAGGTGCAATTGCCATTGGAAAGATTGCGCCAGTTGCAGATTTAGTATTGAAAATGGTTCCTCGATTTGAAGGGCCGCAATCTAACGCAGACACGAAGTCATACAAAGAGGCTGCGGGTCAATTGGCCGATGCCTCGCTGCCAACAGCAATTAGAAAAGAAGCTGGTAAAACTGTTCTTCGCATAATGACAGAACGCAAAAATCAGTTTAGTACCCGCGAAATGGCTGCTGAAGGCGCTGAGGCTGCGCAGGTTGCGCCGCCGGCTGGATTTGTCCCAGATCAAAGGTAAAACATGAGCTTGCAAACTGCAACCAATCCCACTACCGGCGAACGTGTTGTTTTGGTTGGCGACCAGTGGAAGCCGATCACACAGTCTGCCACCAATAAGGAAGGCGTAAAAGCGTACCTTGTAGACAACAAATGGCTCACCGATGATGCGCCGGCTGCCGCACCAAGCGGCGGGGGTATTCCTGGCCCGCGTGCGCCTGCGCAACCTAAATTGACCGGAGTTCTTGGCGTAATGGAGCAGATAGGCGCGCCGCTCCAAGCAGCGTCAGAAGGCATCATTAGCGGCGCCGGCAACGTCATGTTCGGCGGCCAAGAATTGTTAGGCAAAGGATTGCGAGCTGTTGGCAATTTATTTCCTGCAGATCAAACTTTATCTGGCCTTATGACGGGGCAACGTCCGCTTAATTTAGTTCAAGAAGCTGGTACTGCTTTGGCGGCTGACGCCGCTCGCCGCCGCGCGGAAGCGCAAGCGCGTGTTGCGCCGTTCAAGCAAGAATATCCAACCTCTACCGGTGCAGGCGAACTAGCGGCTGAAGTAGCGGCGACAGCGCCTGTGGGCGCGGGCCTTGCCGCACCTTTGGCAAAAATTGCACCGGCGCTTGCAACAGCCATTCGCACCGGCGGCTTTTCAACTGGCCGAACGGTGCAAGGCGGCGCGGCGCGGGCTGCCGACATGGGTATTCGGGCTGCGGGCGGCGCTATTACGGGCGGCACTACGGCTGCGCTGATCAACCCCGCCGACGCGGAAACAGGCGCGGCTATTGGTGCTGGGGTAGGCGCGTTTGCCCCCGGCGCGGTAAATTTGTTGGTAAAAGGTGCGGGCAAAATTGCTGACGCGCGCCAAATACCAAATCAATTAGCCGCAAAAATAGCCCGCGAATCGCTTGGTTCGCCTGAACAAATTGCCGCTGCAAGAGCGGCTATGCAACAGGCCCAAGCCGAAGGTTTAGACTTGACTGCGCAACAGGCTTTAGCTCGATATGGCGTTCTCTCGCCGGCTGCCCAAGCTACGATGGAAAAGGCAGTTAAGAAAAGCGCGCCTAAAGGTGCGCAGCCATCTATTGATACACGCGCAGCAATTGAAGCCGCGCAAGAGAGCGCTCGCAAAGCAACAATTCAAGGTGTTACGCCCGATCTTAAGGCGGCGATTGACGCCCGCCGAAGCGCGTCGCAACCTCTGTACGCAGCCGCTGACAAAGCGGTAGTTCCTTTGGACGCCGAACTGGGCGATGTTATTTCGCGGATGCCTCAAGGCACATTGGCCGCTGCGGCCAACATTGCCAAGATGGAAGGGCGGCCTTTCATTATGGGCAAGACCACGCCGGCTGCGATGGTTGAGACGGGTGTGCTGGACGCCGCCGGTAACCCGATCATGCGAGAACTGCCGGGTGAAACCGCTGAAATTACTGGCGAGTCTTTGCACTATCTTAAACGCGCCCTAAGTGACATTGCGTATGGCGCGCCAACCAGCCAAGTAGGCCGAGACACGCAATTGGCCGCTAGAGGTTTGTTGGGCGACTACACCAAAATTTTTGAAACAAAAGTGCCGGCGTACGGGCAAGCCCGCCAGATTTTTTCCGACCTTTCTGCGCCGGTCAACCAAGCGCAAGTTCTTAAAGAAATGCTGTCGGTGCTGGAAAAGCCGGGCGGCGGCGAGCGCATGCAGCCATTTTTGAACGTGCTGGGTCGCGGTGAGCAAGCCATGCTCAAACGCGCTGGTGGTCGCGGTGCCCCTCGGTTTGAGTCTTTAAGCGAAGTTTTGACCCCAGAGCAACTCACAAGCATTCGTGAAGTTGCTAAACAGCTAGAAACAGAAGCGGCTATTGGACTGCAAATTACCCCCGGGCAGCAGCGGGCGTCCGACCTGATAAAAGATGAGTTGACTAGCTTTCGGGTGCCGAATCCATTAAATAGCTTGGTGACAGTTGCTAATCGTTTGCTGGAAACACTAGGCGCTAAAGTAGGCGACAAAACCATTCAAAAATTAGCCGACGCTGCTATGTCGGCAAAATCTTTTGATGAGATGTTGGCTACGCTTCCCGCAAATGAACGCGGCAAAGTGCTCAAAGCTATTTCAGACCCGTCAACGTGGGCTAAAGTTGGGGCTGCAACTACACGCGCGGCGGCGGTGCCTACAGCGCCCGCTAACAATCTTGCGCCTGCGTCAGAAAACCGAAACGCTTTGGCACAATGATGGACTACCAAGTACTCTTCAACATCGCCGTGGCCATCGCCGGGTTCTTTGGTGGGTGGACGCTCAACCGCATCTACATCGCCATCGACCGGCTGGACGGCGACGTGCGGGCCATGCCGCATAACTACATAAGCAAAGACGACTACAAAGCCGACATCCGCGACATCCGCGACATGCTGGGCAAGATTTTCGACAAGCTCGACAACAAGGCTGACAAGTGATTGACCTCACCAAAGCCATTGGCGCAGTTGCGGCCAGTGTTGCCGCACTGGGCGGCAGCTATACGTTGGCCGACAAGTTCGGTTGGTTTGACAGAGCCATTCTTGAGTGGTCACCGGAGCATTTTAAGATCGTGGCAGAAGCTGGCCAGCCCATCAACGTCACCGTTGCGCGGATCAAGAAGCGCGACGACTGCTCTGTTGAGAGCTTCACCCCGAGCATTCGGGACGCAGCAGGCATGGTGCATGAAGCAACCACCACCGCAAGCAGATTCAGCGGCCCGGCAGGCCCAGAGATCGACACGTTTACGTACCAGTTGACAATGGTGAGAAAAGAGAAGATTGCTGAGGGCAAGGCAACTTTGCTGGCAACCATCAAATACAAGTGTCCCGAGGGTGAGCGCGTTGTACAGTATCCACGCCACCCCAATCTAAGTTTTGATTTGAAAGGTTAAACATGCTGACCCTGTTCTCATCCCTCATCAGCTTCCTGATGGGCGGTCTGCCCAAAATCCTTGAGCTATTCCAAGACCGCGCTGACAAGAAGCATGAGTTGGCGCTGGCCGCCATGCAAACCGAGCGCGAGCTGACGCTGAAGAAAGCTGGCCTAGAGGCGCAGGAGCGCATTGAACACATCCAAACTGAGCAAATACAGATCAACGCAGAGGTCACCAATGCCCAGACGGCAATGCAGGAGCGCCAAGCCCTGTATGCACACGACATTGCCTTGGGCCAAGGCGCCAGCATTTGGGTGACCAACATGCGCGCTGCGACCCGCTCAGTGATCACCTACGGCATGTTTGCCATGTTTATGTTTGTTGAGATTTTTGGTTTTTACTACGCTTGGCATACAGACGTCGCCTTTGATGTGGCGCTCAATCACCTGTGGGACGATGAGACCCAGATCATCTGGGCGTGTATTGTTTCGTTCTGGTTCGGTGGCCAAGCATTCAAGTCGAAATGAACGTCAGCGCTGATGCGATCAAGATGATCCAGCACCATGAGGGCATTCGGTACAAACCGTACCGCTGCCCAGCACAGCTTTGGACAATAGGAGTAGGTCATGTTCTTTACCCAGATCAAGCAAAAATTCCAATCGATCAAAGAGGCGCTTACCCGCTTCGCCCAGAAGACAATCGCACGTTTTCAAAAGACGAAGTAGATGGAATTCTTAGAGCCGATCTCCAGCGCTTTGAGCGCGGCGTGGGGCAACTCATTCCTGTCGCTCTTACCCAAGGCCAATACGACGCTTGCGTTAGCTTTGCTTTCAATGTTGGTCTGGGAACGCTACAGCGCAGCACCTTCCGTCAGAAGGTTCTTCGCGGGGAAAAAGACGCGGCCATAGCGTCGCTGTTGCAATACTGCAAGGCCGGCGGCAAGGTGCTCAGAGGGCTTGAAAACCGCCGCAAAGACGAAGCCGCGTTGTTCATGTCCTGAACATCTGCTTCTTCTTGAAGAAGTACCGGATCACCTGATAGTCCACGCCAAAGCGCTTGGCAATCTCCTTCTTGGTGACACCTTGGTTCCACAACGTTATGGCTCTGGACTCGCTGATGGGTGTGGGCTTGCGCCCGCTGCCTGGTCTGGCGCCGCCTCTAGTCTTCATTGAGCGCCATCCAGACCATGACGCAAACGCCGCCAATGGCCAGCGCAATGCCAAGGAACCCCAAAGCAAAGATAGTGATGATTGTCTCGATCATGTCTTCTCCTTAATGTCGTAAAACCAATCGTCGCCTGCGCTCCACTTGCGTGTGCCGTCCACCGTCCACAGGCGCTGCGCCGCTTGGAAGTCAGGGAACTTTGTCTCAGCAGGTATCAGGCTCTGGTCATACCACAGGCATCGATTGTTGGGCTGGCAAGCAAACTGGCCGTTGTCCAACATGATCCAGTTGAAAGACTTGTGCTCCTCGGCCTGCTCAGTAAAGCCCGTGTCCAAGTCCATGCCGTCAGCGCAAAAGTCTACGGTGAACAGGTACCGCCCAAAGTGCCACTGCTTATCTTTGCCCAAAAACTTCACACCCAGGTTACGCAGGCCGATCTTTTCAATGATGGTGAATTTGTAGCCCATGCAGTCCCACAGTTGCAGGGTGTCGATTGGAAGGTTGCCAGCATTTGCGTGCCACACATAAGCGTGGATGGGCAACTTGTCGTACAGCGCACCATATGCTGGCAACAGGGACTCAATGCGGAACACTTGACCCCGTAGAGCCTTGAGGCTGACCCAGATTGCAGGTTCAAGCTCGCCGTGACCTTTGTGGTCGTTGTACAAAAACTCACGTTTGACAAAACATTTGATCGGCGGCAACGATGCCACGATATAACTCATTTCAAAATCTCCCTGTATGCGTTAATCGCGGTTTTCAAATCGTTCTGCAACTGCTGGATGCGGTCGTCTTGCTCTTGCATCTTGGCGTAAGCCTCTGCGGCAAACTTGGCCAGGTTTTCTTGAGTCCATGTGTCAAATGCTGGCATGGCTTACCTCACTCGGCGCAATGGTTTGATTTCAATAAATTTCTCTGGCGGGGGCGGGGGCAAATTCGTGCTGGGCGGTACCCAGCCTTGCTTGCGCCAAGTCTCCTGCACGTCAGCACCTGTTGTCCACTTGTAGCGCGGGTCGTCGGCGTTAATCCAAGGTCGGGTAATCTTGGTGCCTGGGGGTGGTGTCCAATCGCTCATGGTCGTCTTGCCTCCTGTAGTATTTCAATTCGCTCGCGGGATGCCCGCAAGGCCGTGTAGCGCTGGTGCAGTCGCTCCAGCACAGACACTCGTTTGGCTGACTCACGTTCATGGGTTAGCATCTCAAGCACCTTGGCCTCATCCAAGGTCTTGAGTTCAGCGTTTAGTTTTCGCCAAGTGATTTCCAATTTTTGTCTCCAGTTTAGCTATCAAATCAATAGTGTGTTGCCATGTGCGCGTTGCGGCGTTGGCGTCCTTGCGGTGAATTTTCAATATGGATCGCGCCGCTTTGAGTTGCGCTTTCCACAGGTCTAGTCTGGTCATTTAAGTTCCTCCATTGCAATATCCGACACCGCCCGCTTGTCGTGCAAGGCGGCAAAAATTTTCTCGTCAATCGTTTTGTTGGTCAGCATCACGTAGCACCACACAGCGTGCGCTTGGCCTGAGCGGTGCAAACGACCAATGACCTGTTCGTACAACTCCAAACTCCACGGCAGGGACAGAAACACCATGTGACACCCACCGTGCTGCAGGTTGAGCCCGTGGCCGGCTGACTTTGGATGGACGGCCAGTAGCCTGACTTGTCCAGCATTCCATCGCTCGATGGCTCGGTCGTCGTCAAGAGTCGTGGGGTTGAACCGGCGCTTGAGCTCGGCAAGCTCTTCTTGGTACTGGTAAACAATGATGGTATTTGCGTGCTGGTTTTCATCAAGCAACTCCTCCAAGCGATCAAATTTGTGCGGGCTAAACCACACCGGCGTCTGTGTGACAATGAATCTGCCGGGTACGTCAGACGCTTCCTTGCGTGTGTCGTACACAAACCCGCTGGCCATTTGTTGCAACTTGCCGGTCACCACGCCGCCATTGGCTGCAATCGCTTTAGCGTCGGGGAACTCCACCACGAAGTCGGCCTTCATCTTCTCGTAAGGCTTGCGGTCGATCAGGTCGCAGCGCACCTCAACGACGTGCAGCGGGGGCAGCTTATCCTTGTACTCGCCTGGCTCCAATACGAACGTCGCCGGCTTGATCTTGTCCATGACCTTGGCCAGTGAGCCAACCCGTGGCGCCCACTCGCCAAACTCCTTGTTGATCAGCACAAAGTACTGTTGCATGAACGCGCCTTTGGCGCGGCCCAGCAGCGTCTGGTCAACGATCTTGCACTGGCCAAACACGTCCTCCAAACCGTTGCTGGTGAACGATCCGGTCAAGCCCCAGCGAATGGACACGCCTTTGATGATCTTGTCAAACGCTTTGAAGCGCGCGCCTGATGGGTTCTTGAGCTTTGTGAGCTCGTCGAACACCAAGCCGTCCACTGGCAGCCCATCGCCCGTTACGTCGCACACACCGGCCAGCCACTGCAAATTGTCGTAGTTGATGACGATCACGTTGGCGTCGCTGCTGAACACATCGTTGCGTTGCTTGGGCGTGCCGACCGCGATGGCCAACTTCAAGTGCTTGCTCCACTTGGCGGCTTCGACGGGCCACACGTCGGTACAGACGCGCTTGGGCGCCACAACCAACCAACGCTTGACGTGACCGTCTTTGATCATGGCGTCCATGGCCGTGAGTGTGATCGCGGTTTTGCCAGCACCCACTGGCGCTAACACCATGGCGCGGTCGTGCTCGTACAAGAAGTCAGCGGCCTGCTCTTGGTAGGGTCTAAGCTGCATTGTTCCACTCATCGGCAATTCGCTTTGCGTTTTCTTCGCTGGTCACTACCGCGCCAGGTTTGTCCGGGAACGTCAACACGTTCAAACCATTGCGGTTCATCACGCCCCACCAACCCATCTTGCCGCCAAGGTCTTCAGCGCGGTACGGGGGGAATGCGAAATACTTAGCGGGTACACCATCCATCAATCTGCTCCTTAGTCCATAAACACGCATAGCGCTGGTTTAGCAACGCCATGTCCGACATAAAAATTTTCT